CTGTATACACAGCAACATTACTTGTACCCGTAAAATCATGTTTTGCATTTTTATAAATATTAGCCATTTAATTTATAAACCAACTATATCTTTCTTGGTCTTCTTTTAATTGTGTTAGGTATGTAGCATTTAATTGTTCTACAATCAAACTTATAGATCTGTTGATTTGTCTTTGGTTATCTTCACTATATTCTTTTCTAGGTTCTGGTAATCTTACTACAATTTTTGTCATTATCTTCTCCCATCTGGTTGTATATCTACTTGAAAAGTTCCAAATCTCCAACTTTCTCCAGCAGCCGTAGTGGCTAATTTTAAACTTGCATATCTTCCTCTTGCTCTTGTGTCAACTTTATTAGTGGTTGATGAAACTGTAAAAGGACTTAATGCAGATGCAGTTGCGTCCGTTGCTGGATAATCAGTGACAGCGACCGTTACACTATTATTACCTGTTAAGACTTTAAAGTTAGGTAAAAATCTTCTCATGGCTAAAAAGACTTCACTTTGATCTGCTTGTAAAGAAAAACTAAATGATTGAATAAAAGATGCTAAAGTTGTGGTACTTCCGTCTGGATTAACTTGATCGGTCCCCGTTTCTTGTGCAAAATAAGTTGTATTACCTAATCCTGATTGACCTACCACTGTAGGAAAAGTTCCTGTACCTGTACTATCATAAGCAGTAGCATAAGGTTGAGGATAAATTAAAGTATCCATCCAAGTTGTTCTATTAAAATTTGTATTGCTATTAGTCGTCCACGTACCTAATGGTGGTTGTTTAGCTTCACCATAATTATAAGAAACAGATCTATTATTATATTCAGATCCAGCCGAAGGGTACCACCATATAACTTCTGTAAATAAATTATTTAATCCTGCGCATACTTGTTGACCTTTAGTTGTGTCTACATCATCAAATACATAATCTTCTACACTACAAGGAAGTGAGTTTACTGTACCATCAAATGCAAAGAAACCATTGTTGGACATCCAATAAGCAACACCATCAATTTCAACAGCTGCATTTTTACCAATCAATCCACAGTTAGTACCCACTTGTTCAAATCCAAATGTAAATGGAGCTCCAACAAATTTCATTGTATACAATGCATTGTTAGTCCATATCAAAATATTTTCTTTAGCGATCAACGCTCCGACAATTTTAGTTCCGTCTTGCAATCTTTGTGTACCTGCAGAGTTAGTAGCTAAAGGTGTGTATTGGTTTAATTGTTCTCCTGTTGAGAATCTAATAAACATATCATCTTGTGTATCAGTATCGCCAATAGTTGTTTCAGTTCCTAAATGAATTAAGTGTCTTGTGGTAGGAGATACTAATGTTAATCTTGATGCAGTAGGGTTTCCTACAGCCTCACCATTATCGCCTCCTAAAGTATTAGTAGCATCTAAAGTTCCTGTTGCTGTCCAATACTCTGAGTTTTGTACACTCGTTGATCCTGAAGATAAGGTTTGTCTTGATGCTCTTACACTTAATCTAGAAGAAGCAGATGCGTCCCAAGTATAAGTTTTTCCATTGGCAATTGTTGCAACTAATACATCACCCCAATTAGTTAAAGACCAAAGACCTGGTTCTAATTGAACTGTTGAAGCATTTACTGCTGAACCCCAACCATTATAATTAGTAGCATTAGTAACAGTTTCACCATCACTATGGGCTTGACCATTAGAAGTTCCGGTTGTGGCTGTTCCTAATGCACCTCTAGTTATACCTGTAAGTTCAACGCCTGCAACTCCAGTGTATGTTATTAATTCATTTTCCACAGCTATTGTACCAGCTGTTGGAAATCCTGTTGTAGATGATAATCTAATTTGTGTAGCGGAACCATTATTACCTTGAGTGTCCGCGGCTAACGCTCCGTCTAAATCGTTTGTTACCACACCTGTTACAGTTCCACCATATAATCCAGCACCATATCCATAACCATAGGACTGGGCACTTGGACCAATACTTGCGTAAGGTTGAACTATACATGAACTTCCAGAAGTTAAATCTGCACCTCCTCCACCTGTTTCAGCACTTGGAGACGTAATTGTAAAAGTAGTTGATGAAGGAACAGTTATCACTTGACAAATTTTATCTTCAAAATCTGATGCGGATATACTTGAACTTGTAGGCATAGTTACTGAATCTAAAACAACCATATCTCCTTCAATTAATCCATGAGCACTGGTTGTTGTAACTGTAATGGCTGTTCCTCGTGTGGTACTCGTCGTAAGGGTAGAACTTGTAAAAGTAGTTTGAGTTCCGACATTATTATCTACCCATGGAGTAATGTCATAAAGTTGACCTTCAAAATATATAAGTAAAAATTTATCTGTACCAATAGCCACATATCTATTTCCCTCTTTATCTACAAAAGAGTGTTGTGCTCTAGCAACACCTTGCATTGTGTCAGTAAGTAAAGAAGACCAACCACCTATTTTTTCCGGTAGTCCATATCTAAATCTTGCTAAGTCTGAATCAACCCAACGCCCCGCCGCTCCAACACTAGTATCTTGTTTGTCTATTCCCGGAGCAAACTTTATTTCAGTGAGCATCTAGTTGCTCCTATGTATTCGTTGATTGTTTTTGCCAGCCTTTAGTGCTGTTTGTGTAGACTAAAGTTACTGCTTGGTTAGTAGTATCTAAAGTAAGATTAGAAGCCGCACCTTCAATATTAGAACCATTTCTATCTACAGTACAATTGTTAGAAGCAAAGCCTCCACTTAATGATGCATCCATTATAGTTACAATATCCCCTGCACTTGGTGAAGCGGGTAAATTAACTTGAATTGTACCTCCACCACCGTTAGATGTTTCACCAAATACTACATCACCATGAACTGCAGTGTAAGGAGTATTAGTTCCTGTTTGAACTTGTACTGTTCCTTGACTTAAAATTCCAGCAAGTTTCATAGAATTAGCAGTAGTACCATCTGTATAAAATACACAAGTAGATCCGACAGGCATATATTTAATTCCCGTTCCCGTTCCACCTACATTTTGTACACCAATAGTATAATTAGAACTTGATCTTGTTGTGCTATCTTTAACTATAAAAACTCTTTCCGAACCCGTAGGCATTGTAATAACTCTGTTAGCTGCTAAAGTACCCGTAACCTCTATCATTAAATTTTTACCTGTAGCCGTGCTGTCCCCTAAAGCAGAACCACTGTCGAGGTTTAATGTTAAATCAGATGCAGCGATACTTACTGTATAATAACCACTAGCTGATAGTTCTAAAATTTTTAAATTGTTGTTAGTAATTGTTCCCCATAGACCAGCTTTCTCACCGGTTGCTATAAGTTCTAATTGTAAATCTGATGAATATGTTGATGCCATAATTTAATAAGGTTCTATTGGTACCCAAACGTTGTTTGCACCTGGAATAATTGGGTTCCAAGTAATTACCCCTACGTCATTAGATGTGATTGTTAATTGATTAGCACTCGCATCTATATTCGCATTACCTGTTATTGTAACACTGCTAGCCTTTAAAGTCAAAGGCATTCCACTTATGTTAATATTCGACGATCCACTAGCTGTAACTAGAGCAGAATTTAAAGTTAAAGGAGAGGCACTAATATTGACATTAGCATCAGCTGTAAGTGTAACTGCACCAGATCCTAGAGTTAATGGATCTCCAGCCACAATTACATTGGCTGCATCCCCTGTTGCAGTAGAAGCTCCTACCGATAAAGTTAATGCATTAGCACTAACATTAATAGTAACATTGCCTACTAATGTGGTAGTGGCAAATGGTAATGCTGATATTGCGTCAAATCCTAAACTCATAAATAATCCTTAAAAGGAGACAGTGGGGTATGTGGTGGTGCCACTGCCTCCATTTAAGAATTATATCATCGTTTAAACCAAGATGGAAGTCCTAAATGAGGGCGCTTATCGAACATATTATCTTTAGCTCCTGGAGTTTTTCTATTATTATAGTGAAGAAATACTTGAATACATTCTTTCCCTTTAAATTTTTCTCTCCAATGCTCTAGCTCACAGCCACTATAAACCAGCATATCTCCTGGTTTTAAATCTACTTTGATGCCTTTTGCTTGGCTCGTAGTAGTTATTTTTTTACCATCTGGAATTCCTACATTTTCATTAGGACTTAAATAGATAGGCCAATCATCGCCCCCAAGATTCATAGTAGTAGATATCTCACAAGAGAATCTATCCTTGTGTCTTTTTAAAACATCACCTTTTTTATAAATCCTTGCATAAGTATAAGCTGGATATAATTTTAAACCTGTTACCTTTTCCATTTCTGGTTGACATTTAAGCATCAAAGTTTCCATAGCAATATTACTATATTGAGAATAAGTGTTTGGTATTTGCTCCTCATCATTTTCATAATGACCTATTATATTTTCAAAAGGTGAAAAGTATCGGGCAGCTTTACAAGTATTATAAACTTGTTTTTGCATTAAAAAATAATTTGCAACAAAACTAGCTAAGTCTTTTGATATAGCTTGTCGAATAACTGTATATTTTTTCTTTTTAAACATCTTTAGCGTGCTCCTTTAATACGGCCGATATATTAAAATGAATAAATCTAAAAGGTTCTTTACCGTGATCCACAGAAAATTCGTGTTCTAAATATCCTGGAAAAAACATCAGCAATCCTGGTTCAGGTTTAAAGTTAATTAATTCCGTTCCTGGGTATACTCCTTTTTGATCTTTCATATGTAATTTAGTTGCTCTTGCCCCTGTTCGCGGTTCATGAAAAACTGGGTGTGAAGTCTTCTCACTAGCTTTTAAAAAATAAAAACCATTGACGTGAGTGTTCCAATGTATGTGCGCTGAATGATGACCACCACCTTTTTTAGCAAACTCTTGTACCCACATTTGTTCAAAAAAAGTTGTATACTTACTCATATCAAATCCTGAATGATCTAAAAACTCCCAACACTTTTGACCCACATAATTTCTAAAATCCATAAACTTGGTGTCGGATAATAATTGTGTTGAATGCCACGAACGACCAAAGTCTCCGTGAGCTTTAAGATGAGCTTTGGCTTCTTTACTTTTTTTAGCTTCTTTAATATATGGATCCGACGCTTTGTTTAAAGATTTAACAAAGTCTGGTTTTATTTCATTCCATACAGGTGTTACAAAATAATTATTTATATACATACTATTTAAATGGATATCCTAAATGCCATACGACAAGTGAGTATCTCGTTCCTCTTGTTACGGGTTTAACTCTATGCCACAAATGTGAAGGAAATACTACGATAGAGCCTTTAGGTAATATTTCAGGTACGCTTCTTATATGTTTACTTTCATCTCTCATATTAGGATCATAGTTTCTAAAATCAAATTCTAATTCTCCGCCAGTGTATTCAGAGCCATCTGTTAATTGACAAGTCATAGATAGTTTTCTAACTTTGCCATTATCAGGATCACCTTCTTTTCTTTGGTAAGGTTTATCCCACGGATCCGTATGCCAATCATAATATTGGTTTAATTTATATTTTGTAAACTGACAAGACTCTGATCTATCCCATTGAAAATTCCAACCTGCATCTCTATTAGCTCTATGAACATAAGGATGTAATTCTTTATATATCCACGTATCATTAAGCCAAACTAAATCAGATCTTCTTTTTCTTTGTAAGTTTTTAACTTCTTCTTTGTTTAATTTTTTA